ATGCGCTGGATGAGATCTGGACTGCGGCTTTGTGTCCGCCTGTTCGCCTTCTTGGCGGCAAAGGTTCTATTCCTTCTTGCCGTCGCTGCTATCTCTCTGAGCTTTTCGATCGCGAGCTTTGCTATTCCCGCCCTCGCTTCTCTGATGTCTGCAGCAACGAATTGGATCGTGGGGTCAACTGCGGTAGCAACGTTGACTGAAACGCGAAGTCTCAGGCAGCAGGCCCAGGCGCTTCAGCGCAGCAATCAGGATATTACTCGGCGTAACCGAACTCTCGCCGAGAGTAACAGTGATCTGGCGGCGCGCAATCAGCGTCTAGCAACTGAAAATACTCGCCTGCAAGATCAGATATCTAGGCAGCGCCGGGCGACGGCCGGTGCGGCACGCCGTATCGGGCAGCGTGCGGTGCGCACTACGACGCGCAGCATCGCTGCGATCCCGCTCGAGTCGGTCCCTATTCTTGGGGTATCCACGATCATCGCGACCACCGCATGGGAAATACGTGACACCTGCAGTACACTGGATGATATGGCTGAGCTTCATAGATATTTTGGAGAGGAGCCAGACACGAGCTTCGCCGCGCGCGCATGCGAGACTGTCTCGCTCCATGGCGCCCGTGTAGCCCATTATGGTGACATGCGTGAATCCGAATGCCGCGCCGAGGCGGAAGCAGCGCGGGCACGCGTCTTCGAACTGGCAGATCGGGCACGCGATGAAGTGCCAGACCTTTTCGATAGCGGGGGTGCTTTCGACGTTGAGATCGGGCAAGCCGCTGAGAACGAGTTCGTGGCGATAAGTGATATCTGTGACTGCATCGCTGATCTGGCTTGTGATCCCGATGAACTCGCTCAGCGTTAACTGCCATTATGGACACGGTACTTTGGACTTATGGTACCTCACACCAAGCCCCTGGGAATTTGGAGTGGTGTGGCACTCGTCCGGAATGTCGTTTAGTTTGTGGTCGACAGGGGAGAGCTGGGCGAAACCAATGGCGATGCGGGGCAAGAAACAGGCGGTCGATGACGGGGCGATACGGGCCCTGCTGAAGCGCTATGCCTGCCCTCTCCCGTATCACCAGGTTCGTGCCCGCTTCATGGGCAACATCGCGACACCTGACATGAACGCCTCGCCCATGAAGGAGGTTAAGCGCCTCTGGAATGATGACCTTCCCGAATTTGAGGACCGGAAGGAGGCGGAAGCCTTCTTCGCTGCGCTCCTGCAGGGTCTGTGGAATGGCCTGAGCGCGCACCAGAAGCGTAGCGATCCCTTCAAACTCGCGCGGGTGAATACCGCACCTGCGAGCTATGAATACCTGGCGCGGCTCGGCAAGGTTCGCCGCGAGGAGATCGATGGCTTCATCGACGGACTTTTCGCCGGGCAGGAAGAGATGGATTTCCCTGAGAGCGCGCACAAGGCTGTTGGCACGCTGGGGGAGTTGCGCGGCCTGTTTGCCGCGACCGAGGACATGGCACTGAACCCGCCGGGGCCAGCCGACGTCTCGACCATGGAGCAGACCGTCAAGCACTTGCGGGAGCTGACGCGAATTGCCGAGGTCGAAATCAACACGATCATCCAGTCGTGCCGGAGAGCGCGGCAGCAGATGCTGGAAACGCAGACCATCGAACGGCCCGGCACACTGCACTGATGCAGGGTGCTACCGCGACCACCACCCCGCGCCCCCGTGGAAGCATTGTGGAAGCAAGAGGTGACAAAGTGCTGCCAGTTTCTGCGCAATCCTGCGCATGGCGCACCAAGGGGAGGGGCCGCCAAGTGTCGGAAATGTCGAAGGAATACGCAAACGAGCGCAATCGTTCATGGTCTGTTCGACACGACTCATAACCTGAAGGTCGTAGGTTCAAATCCTACCCCCGCAACCAGATTTTCATACAAGATATCAAATGCTTAGGCCGCCCTCAGGGCGGCTTTTGCGTGTCGCGGCGTGTTGCAATCCCGTGCGACACGTTCCCGAAAGATTCCAAAGGCTTACGATCAACCCCGGTTCCTCCGTGCAACACCAATGCGACACGGATCACCGGCGGATGTTGGACGGGTGTTCCGTTTGGAAACACCCATCACGAGGGGATGTCGGAGAGCCCAACATCCCCTGTGAGCCCGGTCATGCCGCCGCCGTCGCCACCCCGTCCAGCCGCACCGCGACGGCGGTGACGCCGTTCCCCGCCGCCTCGACCGCCACGCCGATGGGGAAGCGCCCAGCGCCGGGCGTATTCACCTGCTTGGCCGTGTTGTCCCAGGCGACGCGCGCGCCGACCGCCAGCACAGCGGCGGTGGCCTTCGGCAGCTTGTAGACCCCCGCGGTGGCCAGTTCGAGGGGATCGCCCTCGGCCGCGGAGAAGGCGGCGATGCCGAAGATGTTGCCGACGATCAGCCCGTCGCCCGATGCGATGCTGCCCGTGGGCGTGGGGACGGTGATGATGTGGCCGTTCTGTATGTAGGTCTTCATGGGTTACAGCCCTTTCGAGGATTGGATGCGGACCACGGAGACGCGCCCCGTCGTCCCCGCGATCTGTCGGTTGAGGTCCGCGAGCGCGGCGGCCATCTCGCCGTCGCTCGCGTAGGTGACGCGCTTGCCGTCGTATTCGACGGTGCGGACACCCCGGTAGCGCGCGGCCATCAGGGCGTCCCGCCAGGCGCTGAGCTGGGCGAGGTCTGCCATGCTCACGCCCCGGCGTTCATGAACCAGCCGCGGTGGTCGATGAAGCCGGCTCCGAAATCCAGGATCACCCGGATCTCGACGCCGTCCACGTCCCAGCCTGAGCGGCTCTCGACCTGCGGACCTTCCGCGCCCGAGAGATAGGCGAACTCCAGTCCGTCGATCTCGCCCGGATCTGCGGTCACGTACCAGCGGGTGGCTGAACTGAGGCGCGGCTCGACCACCAGCGAGAGCGAGCCCGAGAACGGGTTCACATCGGCGGCCGTGGCGGGCGCGATGGAGGCCAGCCATTTCTCGGCCGTGGTCTCCAGCGCGGGCGGGACCAGCAGGTTGCGGGGCGTCACCCGGATCGTGCGGTCCTCGATGCCCTTCTGCGTCCTGAGCGCCAGCCGGGCGGCCGACAGCGTGGCGTCCGAGATCGCCGCCCCGGTGCCCGCCTTGTTGCCGTGATCGGCGTGGAACAGCGTCTTGTCGTCCGACAGCGTCGGGCCGTTGCCGCTGCCCGCCTCGAGGAGGGTGACGAGGATGCGCGCCTCGGTCTCGGCGGCGGCCTGGCCCATGCGGCGGGCGAGGTCGGAGAAGGCGCCAAGGTCGTCGTTGACCAGCACCTGCCGGGTGACGCCGATCTTCCGCGCCCAAGTCTCGACCTTGTAGGCCTCGCGCGCCTCGGCCATCGTGCCAGCCTTGATCTCGCCGTGCTCGTTCAGCTTCTCCAGGAGCGGCGCCTCGCCCAGCATGATCTTGTTCACCGCGCGGAAGTCCCGCGCCGTCGTCTGGCGGCCAAGGCGACGGATGCCCGACGGCGCGGCCTGGTAGGCGTCGCGCAGCACGCGGCCCACCGTGTCCCCGAGGATGATCGGGAAGTCAGAGGTGGTGTGCAGCGCGCGGGTCACGAGGCTCGCGGGCGACAGCGCCATGGTGGACTCGCCGCGAAGGGTCAGCAGTTCCTTCGCCATGTCCACGGGCGTGGAATAGGCGTAGCGGCGGGCCGGTTCGGAGAGCTCGTGGCGCGGGTTGATCCGGGCATACAGCGCCTCGCCCATCTGCCGCGCGCGCAGGGCGGGGTCGTCCTGGCTCTCGCTCATCTCGACGCGGACCTGTTCGGTGCGGATCGCGGGCGCGGATCGCTTCGCCAGCGCCTCGAAGGCCGCACGGCGCGCGCTGTCGGGATCGGCGCCTCCGTCGATCTGGCCGTCGATCCAGGACTGGTCCAGCCCTGCGATGCGGGCGATGGAGCGGATCTCGGCGTTGGCCTCTGCGCGGGTCTCGGTATTCGGTGCCTCGGGCGGGGCCGGGGTGGTGGTCGTGTCGGTCATATCTGTCTCCATGCGAATGTGGGCGCCGGGGTCGGCGGGCGTCGGCACCAGGGAAATCTCGTGAGGCGTCCAGCGCACGGCGGTCAGCACGCGCGCTCCGTTCTCGGTCGTCTCGGACCACTCCTCGACGGAGTAGCCGACCGAGACGTGCCGGAGGATCCCCGCCAGCACGTCCTGCCAGACCGGCTCCACCTCGGGCCGGGCCGAGAACTGGATGAGCGCGGTGCCGCGCTTGCCATCGACGGCGGCGCTGCGGACGGAGCCCAGCACATCGCGCACGGCGGTCTGGCGGTGCGCGTCGAGGACGCTTGCCCCTTCGAGACGCGACAGGTCCACCGCCTGCGGATCGAGGCTGAGCCGCTCGATGTATGGGCCCGCCATGTCGCGGCGGCGCACCGGCGCGCCGGTGGACCAGACAACTTCAACGTTGCGTTCTTCAACGTTGACCGTCTGTGGTCGGAGGGTCGCCCGGCGCGTGAGGATGAAACCGTTGTCGGCGGCAACGGATTGTTGGGTGCTGGTGTCAGCCATCTGCGGCCTCCTTCTGCTGTGGCCCCGCCGCTTGGCCGAAGGTCATCCCCAGCCCGTCCGCGCGCTCGCGGTCGGCGGCGATCTCGGCATCCACCTGTTCGGCGTCGTAGCCGCGCTCGGAGATCGCCTGGGACCGGCTCTTGAGGCCCGCGCCGATCGCCATGATCTCGGCCTGCACGTCCTTCATCGGATCGACGTAGTCGAACTTCGGTGGCAGCCATTCGCACCCCAAGTAGGCGTCCGGGTTCCTGTCGAAGTCCCGCGCGGGCAGATCGCCCGTCAGCACCGCCAGTTGCACGAACCGCTCCCAGACCGGGCGGCAGAACAAATGCACGACCACGTTGTGCTGCAACTGCTCGACACGGCGGCGGAACTCGATGAGCCCGGCGCGGATCGAGGAATAGGTGACACCCTCAAGATCGCCCGAGACCAGTTCATAGGGCAGGCCCATCCCGGCCGCGACGGCGCGCAGGTGGTTCTTCACGAAGGGCGCGTAGGCGTCGTGCTCGGTCGGGTTCGAAAAGCGGATGTCGGTGCCGGGCGGCAGCGGGATCAGGCTGCCGGGCTCCATCCCCACGGTCAGCGCGCCGCCGGTGTTGGTGCCCGAGAGCCCGCCCGCCGTGCCATCCGGATCGGTGATGAACCCGGTGAACAGCGCCGCGACCTTGGCCTTCACCAGCGCGGCGTCCTCGAACTGGTCGAGCTCGTGCAGCCGCAGCAGCACCGGCGCGAGCCAGGTGATCCCGCGCAGCTGCCCTGCGGCGAGCGGCTTGAAGAGGTGCAGGCAATCGGCGGCGGGGACGCGGAGCGGGTCCATCTGGAGAGACCCCAGCGGATCGCCCGGGCGGGAGGACAAGACCCGGTAGGCGACCCGGCGACCGGCGGCATCGAACTCGATGCCCGCGCGGATCCGCGCCCCGCCGCCGATCTCGCGGTGCAGGTCCATGGGAACCTGCTCGCGATCCAGAAGCTCGAGGTGGAGAGGAAGGGCAGCGGCGTCGCTGGCCACGCGCAGCCGGGCGAAGCTTTCGCCGCTCTCGACCATCGCGCGCACCGCCATGGCCTGCAGCCCGTAGAAATCAGCCAGCCCGTCCGGAGCAGCGTGATCGGTCCAGCGCAGCCAGAGCGCCTGAAGTCGTTCGCGCACGGCCCGGTCAGGGTGGGTGGATTGCGGCTTGATCCCGGCCCCGACGACATTGCCGACAAGGCTGTCCACCGCCGCCGCGACCCACGGGTTGTTGCGCGCATACCACCCGGCCCGCCGCGCCGCCGTGGTCGCCCCCGCCAGGATCGCCGCGTTCAGCCCGTCGACCGTCCGCGCCCCCTCCCAACGCCGCCCGCCACCCGCAGCGTCGAAGCCGCGAGCGCGCGCGAGGCCGAGAAGGCGATGGAGGAAGGTCCGCATGGGCAGCAGAATCGCCCGAAACGGACCCTCAAGCTATTGGGAATGTTTGGGAAAGGTGGAGGGTATGAGCGCTCTTGCCTTGGCCAATTGTCCGCTTGAGGACCCGATCAGGCTCATTCCCTCGCGACCACAGTGTCGTACAGCCCGTAGTGCGTCAGTCCTTTATGGCTCTCGATGCCTGTGTAGCGCAGCGAGGCATCCTCGTAGCGCCGGAAAGCGAAGACGGCCTGGTTCATTTGCTCGGTGTTGAACACCTTGAGGCGCACGAGCAGGTGGAAATCCTTCACTGTCAGTCCTGTGACAGTCAGAAACAGGTCCGGCTCAAGTTTCGTGATCACGTCCTGTAACGTGTTTTCGCGGAAATCGGTCAGGTACATGAATGCCGGGATCCGCGTGGCGAACTTGATCAGCTTCTCCTGCACAAGCTTCCGCTTGGACTTGTATTCCTTTTCCTCGGCCGTGAGTTCCTTCTTCTCCTTGTCCGTCAGGCCGCCGTTCTTGGCCTTGTTCTTAAGTTCCTTGACCTTCTCGCTCTTGTTAATGATCGTCTCGATGATGTTGTCACCCAGCGAGCGCCAACCCTCGATGCGTTCCACCGCCGCCATTGCTTCAGGGTTGTCGAGGACACGACGGAGGGTTTCGTTGTCCACATTCACCAGCATCGCGCTTTCCCATTTGCGCGCGAGCAGCGTCGCCGAGGTTCCGGCCATCGCTATGTCGAGAATGCCACCCGCATCGATCTGCGTCATGTTCGCGCCGTCATAGGCCAGCACGGGTAGAAACGACACGAGGTCCTTAACGGCGTTCTCGGGGTTGGGCTCATTTGGGGCCAGGCCGATCCCGTACTCGGACAGCTGACGCAGCGCCCTCGTCGGCGCGAAGTCGAACACGAAGCAGATCGGCTTTAGGATATCCTCCTCGTTGCGATTGTCTCCGTTCGGGTCCTTGATGGACCACGGAGACTGAACGCGAAACGCCGCCTGGAAGTATGTCTCGGGCGATTTCAGATTGCGGAGCATCATGATCGACGACCACTGCGGCACAGTCACGCCGGTCGTCAGCTTGCCGCAGGATAGGGTGATCGTCTTTGTGTCGAACCCGCTCCCGATTGCTTTGCGTACGGGCGGCAGCGCATCTAGGCCGATCCCTGCCGAAGCACCGGCAGAAACAATGACGTCGTAGTCGTGCCAGAAGGTGTTGTGTTTCTCAGCTAGCAGGTTCGCCATCGCGTGACACGCCGCCACATTGGGCAGAAACCAGAACGAGTGCTGTAGGTATGGCAGCAAGCGCACATCCGAGTACGGGAATGGCGGCCGGGTGCCCGTCTTGAGGCTTTCGACAGCTCGCGGTGCGTATTGGCCGCGGATGATGTCGAGCCACTTCTGTACATCGTCCTTGTGCTTGAACTGAGCGCCTGTCCCGATGCCGGTCGCGGAGAAGAACTCGTTTAGATCGAACTCGTCGAACTCCCCGGCGCTTGCGATTGCCAGCAGCTCATCGGGCATCTGATATGTCAGGAGCCTCATCTGTGGCAGTGCGCCATAGGGGTTCCATTTGTCCGGATGCTTGGCGGCGAACTCCGCTTTCGCGCGTTGCTCGTCCGTGTAGGTCCAGTTGAAGATCTGTTCCTCGATGAACTCGCCGGTCGCGAGCGCCTTGAACGGCGTTCCGGACAGATAGAGGTATGCCCGCGTCGTGATCGGCAGGAACTCGGTCTCGTCGTTGGACAGGACGTTGAGATCTTCGTTCACGCCGTCGAGGCCGGGATCATACTCCAGCTTGGCCTCCTTCTTGGCGACCGCCTCTTCCTCGCCCTCGAACAGTTCTTTCGCGGTCTCCCGCCAGGCACCGAAATGGTACTCGTCGAACACGACGAGGTCCCAGTTCACCTGATGGAGCCACTCGTTCTTCGCCTTGATGTTCCCTGCCGCATCGCGGCCGAGGAGGTCTTGGAACGAGCCGAAATAGACGACGGGCTTGGAACGATCGATCTGGGTTGGGTCGCCACCGGAGTTTTTCGACAGGTACTGCCAACCGTCGAAATCGACGTGGCTCTCTAGATCCGTCTGCCACGCATCCTCAACTGCAGGCTTGAATGTCACCACGAGCACCCGCTTGGCGCCGAGCTTCTTCGCCAGTTGGTAGGTCGTGAAGGTCTTGCCGAAGCGCATCTTGGCGTTCCATAGGAACCGCGGCACAGCGTGCATGTCCTCTGCCCAGCGGGACATGAAATAGCCGTGGGTCATGTCCACCGCCTCGGCCTGCTCCCGGCGCATCGGGAACGTCAGGTGATGGTTGCCGCTGAACTTCTTGCCTGTCCGCAGCTCGGTCAGGACGGTCTTCACGTCGCTCAGCGTGCAGCGCACCCACTCCAGCTCGCTGTTCGCAAATCCTTTGCGGGCGAGGGCTGCGCGCACCTCGTGGTCGGAGAAGACGGTGCCGTCGTCCCGCTCGGCCGGTTCGTCCAGTTCGATGCGGTAGTTCTTGATGGCTGCCGTCCTAAGCTGCTCGGCGACGCGCCGCTTCACGTCGCGCGTCGTCTGCCCGATCTTGAGAAGACCGGCGTGCGCATCGTCGGCGATGGAATAGGCGTAGATGCGGGGGCGGGCTTCCGGCTTCGGCGCGAGGATTTCGTCGATGCTAGGCTTGTTCATCTTCACCGTCGTCAAGATTCATTGGCCGAACTTGAGACTCGATGTAGGCCTGCTCTTCCCGAGAGATGCCGTACTTCTCGTAAAGTGCCGCGTCCGTCCAAGTGCGATCCCAGGTCTGCATAGGCACCCATGCATAGGTTGAGTGTGTAGCGTGCTGTGTGATCTTTCGGACAGATACGAGGAAGCGAAAGAACCGCGTAGAATAATAGGACTGAATGCTCTTTGCCTCATTCTGAGATTGCACGTAAAAAAACAGGAAGGATTGCGTGCAAACAGATGGCGACGGTGCAATCTGCGGCTTTCCCAAAATCTGATGGGGAATCGCATCACCTCCGTTGAATGCCTGCGGCACCAGAACCTTCCATGTGTCGATGAGGTGCGCGCTCTTGGTGACGTCTTTGCGTGCAATATATCCGTTTCCACGCTTCATCTTGCGAATGAAAAAGAGGGGAATATCTCCAGATTTCTCTCGACTGTGGAAGCCGTCAAAATTGGATGTCCAGCCAAATTCTTTGTCGCGAGCCAGTATTGTGTTTATTGAAGGCTCATTGCGGTGCAATACTTTGTGCAGTATCGAGACAGCCCGTGAGTCCCGGACGAACACATCATACTCTCCGAGGTTCCGTGTGACGGGTCCGATAACATCCCCTCCGCGCACAGTCGTGACCGAGCAATCTCCATCATACGTTGCGTCCCACAGGAAATAGCAGACGCCAGCCTTAACTTCGACTCCAGGAAAAACATCACTCGCAGCCGGAAAATCAATCAACTCGCGTATACGTCTGTCCTCTAGCATTGATCGCCTGAACTCAGTTAGGCCAAGTCCCGAAGCCATCCAGCGAGATGGAATAACCATCGTCATATATCGGGGTTGCAGTGATTTTGCCTGCTCAACGAAGCGGTGATAGATCGGTACGTCTCTAGTACCCCCATCTGAGCCAAGCTGATAAGGTGGGTTGCCCACAATGACGTCAAACTGCATTTCACCTCCAAACAGCTCCGTGAGCCGAGTTCTTATGTCGTTTGAATGGATGAACGCATAGGCATGCGTCTCCAACCCCTCACCTCGATCGTAGCTGGCTTGCCCGGCGCCGCAGAAAATGCATTTTCCCTTATCCCACTCATGTTCCGTGCGCTCGAACCAGATATTACCTGTATCGTTATTGAACCGTCTGGTAATGGCGTGGGCACCATTGGCGTGCTTTGAACAATAGACGCTGCGCCGCGCCAGCATGCTGGTCAGATGGGTGATGCCGATGCCGAACACCTGCTGTGACAGGATGTGATCTACACGCTCCTGAAGGTCCGGGATCTGATCGCTCAACCCCTCGGTGAGGCGATTGGTTATCTCGCGGAGGAACACACCGGATTTGGTGCAGGGATCGAGGAACCTCACATTTCTGTCCGCCCAGATGTTTGCGCCACCGTTGTCGGATGCCCAAGCTCTGGCGAGTGTGTCTAGCATCGTGTTCGCGAACTCGGGCGGCGTGAAGACCTCGTCGTTCGACAGGTTCGCGATGCAGGTCAGCACGTCGGGATTGCGCCCGCGAAGGGCAAAGCCAGCCTGTATGCTCATGCGGCCTCCATCGGCGTGCCACCGCAGCCAGCGGCGAGGTCGCGTACCGTCATCGGCGCGTAGGTCCTTATCGGGGTGAAAAGCTCATGCTTGCCGAGATGCGCGAACAACGATCCTTCCGCGCTGAATCTCGATGAGCCAGTGAGGACGTCCAGGCGGAAGTCGCGCCGCTGGAACTTGCCCCTGCCGATATAGCCCCATTCGGCGAATATGATCGGCTCACCGTCATGCCTTCGCATCGTAACCGCGTCACCGTGGAGGAGATTGCACGACAGCACGAAGGATGCGGCGCGGTACAGGTCGTCCGATTTGTCCAGACCGAGATAGTCCGAGAATATCTCGATCAGGTTCGCCCGGCACTCAGCGATGTTGTCTTCGAGCAGTTCGATGCCGTAGATGCACATCAGGCCGAGAAGGGCGTAATGCGTCTTCTCGAATGGGGATTTTCCGAACTTGATTTCGACGGCAGCGAGTTTTCGCTGCAGAACTCGAACCAGAAAATTGCCACTCCCGCAGGCCGGTTCGAGAAAACGTGAGTCAATTCTGTCCGTCTCTTCCTTGACGAGGTCGAGCATGGCATCGACCAGCCATGGCGGTGTGAACACCTCGCCATGGTCGGCAACTCGTTTCTTTGATCTTATCAGGCTCATGTTCTAGTAATGTCAGCTTACGCGCACCCGGTAAACACGATATGAGGGCGTCTGGTGGGTGGGGGTGTCGACATCACGTCATCTCGCCATCCACGCCGACTGGATCACGCGCCCAGCCTCGACAGCACTCCGCGTCGGCACGGACGCCACCCCCTTCACCTCCTCGTTCAGCCTGAGCCCCATGCTGATCAGCCCGTGCAGGGCGGCGTGGGCGTAGACGAAGGTGTCGAGAGCCTCGTTGCGCTCGCCGTCGCGCTTGGGTTGCCAGGAGCGGATGGGGCGCCCGCGCTCGAAGCGGGTGACGACGCGCTCGGCGGTCAGCTGGCGGAAGTAGTCGGCGTCGAGGCGGCGGGGGAAGTGGATCGCGCCGGGGCCGGGCTCGTTCAGGCGCAGGCGGGCGTAGACGGCGTCCTTCACCGCGTCGACGCCGACGATGAACAGCGGGATCTTGCCCTTGTTCGTCCGCGTCGGGCGGCGCGGCCAGACCGGGATGCCGGGCCCGCCGCGGCCCTTGATCGCCCAGATGCGGCGCGCGAGGCGGGTGCGGCAGAACTCGTAGGCCATCTTGGTGTGATGGCCGCCGGTGTCGATGGCCGCCGCGCGCACGGGCAGGTCGGGCCCGGCGGGATGCGCGAAGGTCGCCTGCAGCACCATGTCGAGGTCGGACCAGAGGCGCGGCCCGGAGGGATCGCCCCAGAGCACGCGGTAGTCGATCACCCATGCCTCCTCGTCGCGGCCCCAGCCGAGGATCTGCACCTCGATCCGGTCGCCTTGCACATCCACGCCCGCCGTCAGCACGGCCACGCCAGGGGCGAGGTCGCTGCCCCAGTCCTCGCGCCGGGCCATCAGCGGGTCGGCGGGAACGGTGTCGCCCGCCTGGTCCTCCCAGGACTCACCCAGCTTTGTGTTGACCCAGACCTGCAGGCGCGCGGGATCCTTGCGCACGCGGCCGTGCTCGGCGGCGATCTCGGCCCATGTCTCCCATGGCGAATAGAGCGCGGAGAGGTGGAAGCCCGCGGTGCGGCCGTCGCCCTCGGCCGTCGCGCGCCATTCGCCCGCGGCCAGCAGGCGGGGCTTCTCGTGCTCGTGGTGGACGCCGCCGCAGGCCTCGCAGACCAGATGCGCCTGGTCGCGCCGCCCCTCGGGCCAACGGATGCGCGCCCAGGTGATCGGGGCCATGTCGCCGCAATGCAGGCAGGGGATGTGGTAGTGGCGCCGGTCGCTGTCGAGGAAGGCCGCCTCGATGCGGGAATGGCCCTTCAGCGTGGGCGTGGAGACCATGTAGATCTTGCGCCGCCCACGGAAGGTGGCGGTGCGCTGGATGGCCAGATCGACGGGATCGCCTTCGCCATCGGCGTCGCCGGGATAGCCATCCACCTCGTCGAGGAACAGGTAGCGGACGGGCGTGGAGCGGAGGCCGACCGCGCTGTTCGCGCCGGTCATCACCAACTGGCCGCCGGGGAAGGACTTGCGGAACAGGCTGTTGCCCGCGTCACGGGAGCGGGGCGCGGCGACCAGCTCGCGGAGCGCGGGCGTCGCCTCGATGAGCGGATCGATGCGCACGGTGGTGTTGCGCCGCACCATGTCGAGCGAGGGCATCACCAGCATGGCGATGCCGGGCGCGTTCTGGATGATGTAGCCGAGCCAGTTCAGCCCCGCCTCCGAGCCGCCCGTCTGCGCGCCTTTCATCAGCACGACGCGCTCGTAGGGGCTGGCGGTGGACAGCGCGTCCATCACGGCGCGCAGGTAGGGCGTGCGGTCCGTGCGCCAGCGCCCCGGTTCGGCCGAGGTCGGCGGCAGGATGCGGTGCCGGTCGGCCCAGTCTGACACCGGGATCGGCGGTTCAGGGCGGATGCCGCGTCGCCACGCGAGATCAATTTCAGGCACCATCGCCAAAGCTCCCCAGTGGCAGGTCGGCCAGGTGTTCGAGATGCTCGCGCATCATCCGGTCGAGGGCGGCGAAGGTGGCGCGGGGATCGGCCCCGAGCTCGGCGGCCAGCAGGGGCGCGGTGCGCTGGACCCACGCCATGTGCGCGTCGCGTTCGGCACGGGCGCGCGCGAACACAGTGCGCGTGGCGGCAGCGGTCTCGACCAGCTCGCCCCTTTCGCGCTCGTAGGCGAGCTTGGCGCGCTGGACCTTCACGATCTCATGCAGCCGCTTGGCCTCGGCCAGCGTGGTAGCGGCGCGAGTGGGGACGGCGGCACCACCCCGGTTGCGGCGGGCGGGGTCGAGGTTGTCCTCGATCCAGGCGAGCCCTACCGCCACATCGATCCGCCCGTCCGCGCGCACCGGCAGCCCCTCGGCCACCAGTTGCGAGATGCGGCCCTTGGTCAGCCCGACGCGGGCGGCGAAGGCAGTCTTGGTCTCTGCGCTGTCGAGTTTAGTCATTTCCGCCCCCTGACGCTGGCGGGGTCATGGGCTGCGCGTCCCCACATACGGATCTGCCCGGGAGGAACCGCCCGGCGGCCCGCGATCCGCCGTTTCCGTCCGCTCACGACGGTTCTGAAGTTTTCGCGGGCCGTGCCGTTCGTCCCCGTCCGTTGACGGTTTGTCTGGTGGGTTTGGTGGAGATCAGGGGTTTGTTTCGGCCCGCTCCTGTAAACTGTCACGTCATGCGTCGCGGCGTGATGCATGGCGTCATGTGTCGCGACGTTCCACGTCGCTGACACTTCGGGCGACAAACACAGATATCGGCCGGGAGAAATCCACCAAAGCCACCAAACCCACCAGACGGATCGGGAATCAACGTCACGCATCGGCACGGCTCCGGAGAGTTTCAAAACCGTTGTTGATCGTCGCGCCGCCGCTCGCCGCGTGTTCCAGCAGCCAGCGCGTGTGCCCTGCCGACACGCCCGCGTTGACCAGGCGCAGCCCGCCGACGATCCGGTTTTGGTGCGATCCGATCCATTTGCCGAGCCGCCTGCCGTTGATCGCGCCGCCTTCGCCCGCGATCCGCAGCAGGGCTTCGCGGAACTCGGGGTGGACGAACTGCGTGCGGCCGTAGAGCTGCGGTCGCTGCTCGGTCGCGCGCTCGATGATGTCGCGGGTGTTGACGGGCCGCAGCCCGATCACCTCGCGCCATCCCTCCAGGATAGAGGTCAGCGCCTCGAGCTTCGGGTCGGCGCCGCGCAATTCCTCCATCGTGTCGCAGGGATCGGCCTCGCCCAGCCAGATCAGGGCGTCGCGCACCCAGCGTGACCAGTCGGTGAAGGAGCCGAGCGGCGCACGCTGCTGCGGTCGGCCGGCGATGTGGAAGGCCCGCAGGACGGTCAGCCCGGCCGAGACGTAGTCGCCGCGCCGCTCGGTCACCATGGCGAGGGGATCGCGGTCGAAGGCGCGCAGCTCGGGCCGCTCCACCCCGGCGTCGAGCGTGGCGCGCAGGGCGCGGCGGGTCATGTCGCCCTCGAAGGTCAGGTTGTTGCCGGTGGCGAAAATGGCCGCGTTGCTCGGCACCTCGGCGTTGATCGACGTCCCGAGGATCCGGACCTTGAGGCTCGTCTGCGTCATGGTCTGGCATAGCAGCTCGCCGCCCAGCGGTTCCTCGCAGTTGTCGATGGCGATCAGGATGTCGCCCGCGATCAGCGCCGCGCCCAGCCGCTTCTCCATTTCCTCCTGGGACTTGCCCTGCGCGATCACCGGCGCGGGGCGGCCCGTAGCGATGAGGCTCGCGAGGTCCACGAGCATGGACTTGCCCGTGCCCGCCGTCGGTGCGTTGAAGCCGTGCAGCGGCGCCGTCGGCAGCGAACGCCGCACCAGCGCGGTCAGCATGGCCGACAGCGCCACGGACCGATCCCCTTCCGTCACGAAGGGAAAGGTCGAGACAAGATCCTTGAGGTAGGCCAGCGCGCGCAGTGCCATGTCCCGGTCAGGATCGCGCGGCAGCGTCGGGAACCGGACTTCCTGCGGGTCGAACAGCAGCCCGGTCTGCGCGTCATAGCCCGGCAGGTCGAGGATCGAGCCGTCGGCCCGCAGGGTCGGGCAGTTGATCATCCCGGTCAGCACCGGCAGGCGCCACTGGCCCTCGCGTGCAAGGAAGGTCTCCGCGATCCTGTGCGGGCAGTCGGTGCTCAGCCAGTCGCCCTCGCGCTTGTCGAACCGCTTCCAGTTGGCGGCCCGGGTGAAGGCCTCGGCCATGTGGTGCGCCCTGACGTGCACCAGCCGGGGCGCGTCGACCGTGCGTCCGTCCGAGACCGCCACCGGCACCATCGCCGGGCGCACGACGATGCTGCCGCGCTGATAGTAGCTGAGCCCGGCCTGCATCAGCGCGCCCTCGGCCATGTCCACGGTCTGGTGCAGGAAACCCGCATACATGCGGATGACCGGGCGACCGTCGTCGTCGACCTCGTCCTGGTCCGCGGCGTCCGGACGGCTGGGCGCGCGCGAGGTTCGCACCCGTTCCACGCGTTCAGCACGCCAGCCGTTCTGCCGCGCGAGCCAGAACAGGGTGCCTACGGTCACGCTGCGGACACCCGCGAAGCTGTCCCATTTCTCGGCGGTGTATTCCGGATCGTTCTTGTCGGCCCGCGCCGACCAGCTCTCCCACAGATCCCGGCCGCCTGCGCCCAGCGCGGCGTAGAGCGCGAGCCCGACCTTGATCCAGTCGTCATAGGGCAGGTCGTCGTTCGGGATGTGAGCGACGGCCTCCTCGACCAGCTCGCGTGACGGCGCCTGGTTCCGCTTTAGCCCCGCGGCCTTGCGGCCCTCGCGCTCGATTTCGAGGCGGTCGGCGGTGCTGTAGCCGCCGACCTTCCGCAGATACTTCTCGGCTGCCGCGATGAACGCCGCACACCGCTCTTTCGTGACCGGCGGCAGCGCGTGCAGCGGCACGTCAAGCGGCGAGCATTCGGGCCAGTGGTAGGGCGCCTTCGTGTCGGGGTGGATGCCAAAGGCCACGAACTGCTGCCCCGTCGCCAGAATCTCGACGCGCGCGACCGTGCCGTCGAGCATGTGGAACTCGGGCGTCTGGATCTTGTCGAAGGGCTCGTCCGTCCGGAACGTCAGCAGGATCTTCGGCGCGCGTCCGATCCGGCAGGCGGGCGTCATGCCGAGCATCTCGGTGGCAATGCAGGTCAGCCGGTGGGCATGCTGGTGGTCGAGCACGTCGATATCGATGCCGATGAGCGTTCCACAGAGCAGGCCCGTGTTGGTGCAGTTGCGCTGCGCCTTGGTCCAGCGGGCAATCTCGGTCTCGTCGGCGCTGGCGCAGACGGTCTCCCAGCCTTTCATCATCGGCCGCTTGCCCGCGGCCTTCATGGCGACATGCGCGCCCAGCACCGGCACCGGGCGATAGCCGTGGCGGCGCACTTGCAGCCGCAGCTCTGTCGCATCCTCGGGGGCAGCCGGGGCGGGGGCCGCGCTGGACGCATCTGCCGAGACCTCGGCGCCGGCCATGTCGTCCTTCTGGCGGGGAGCGTCCTCACTGGTCATTCCTCGAGCTCCCATCCGGCGAAATCGTCCGCTTCCTGGTCCGATTTGCTGGCGAGGCAGCCGGAGATGTGCGTCTGGCCACCATAAATATGTCGCGTCATGCGCCGAGGATCCCGTCGCAGGGACCGGGTCACTTGCAGATGGCAGTCCATCTCCGAGCGCAGACTGTCCACAGCGGCGATGGTCTGGTGGGCGAGACGGCTGACGTCGCTGTCGGGCGGCGCCACCAGAAGAAGGCCCATTGTGGCCTCCCGGCAGTCCCGAAGCCGCTGGCCAAGTGCAACGTGATCCCAAGGTGTGAACCGGTAAAGCGGGTCCGTCATCTCGCGGCCTCCTGGTACTCGATCCATTCCATCAGCTTCGATTTCCGCGCGCAGATCACGTTGCCCATGCGGAAGGTGGGCATCCGCACCTTGGCCTCGCCCGCATAGTAGTAGACCTTCCGCCGCGCCTTCGCGTCGCCGAAGACGAAGATCGCGATGGCGTCCGCGCCGCGCAGCAGATCGTCGGCCAGCGTCGGGCAAACCTCTCCTGTGGCGGGTCCAGCCCGCATTTCCGTTTGCATGTCCTGTCCTCCTAGGTGCGGATCAGCGCGCCGAGCGCGATGATCGTTCTCTGACTGATGGCGAAGCTGACCATCGCATCGCCGCCCTCGTGAAATCCGGAAGCCTCCATCAACCTGCGCAGCTGCCCCTTCGGTGGGGCGAAGCTTGCGATCAGCACTGTCCTGTCGGGCATCAGCCCGTCGCTGGACCCGGCGAGGGAGACGGATGCGGTGTGGAACCGCCGCTCGACCTCGATCTTCATGAAGGGTAGCGCGATTCCGCCGAGGGCCGCATCTAGCGCGCCGTCCCGAGCCGCCGCGATCAGACCCGCCAGCATCTCGCCAAAGGTTTTCGCTCCGATGAGGCTGTGCATCGCCTCGGGGAGCGGCAGCCACTCGTCCTGTTCGTCCTCCGACGCCGTCGCGCTGCAGTGCAGATCCTCGACAGGGAAGGCCCAGAAGGTCTGCACTGCGCGCACCGCGTCCTTCACCTGATCGGTGGCCATGATCGCCAGCAACAAGCGGGCGCAGTCGTCGGGGGTCATGTCCGCCGCGCCCGGCCCGCGCCCGCCCGTCGACAGCAGGCGTTCCTGGCGCAGACTGCGCGCGATCACGGCCACGGTCTGCTCGGGCATCGGCAGAACCTGCGCAAGCGTGGGGATGAGATCGCTCAGTTTTGCCATGACGGCGGTGGACTCCTCGGGTTGTTTTGGAATGTAGCTCCGAAACCCATGGCACACAAGAGTGTTTCGGTGTAAAAATCCGATATTGGCTCCCGGGGTATCCACTTTCGCCTCGCCATGCCGCGCAACCGATGGCAATGCAGGAGGCTGACGACGTTCAACGCATTGTCGTAACTAGGGAAAATCAGATGGCCACGATCCGGAAGAGAACGCTGCCCTCGGGCCTGGTGCGCTGGCAGGTGGATTTCACCGACCAGGCCGGCAAGCGCCGCTCGAAGCTGTTCCCGCGCCGGAAGGATGCCGACGTCTATCTGGTGAAGGTCCGCTCGCTGGTCGCCAACCACACCTATCTGGCCGACAGCGAGAGCATCACCGTGGCCGATGCCGCGAAGGCGTGGCTCGACCATTGCGAGGTGCGCTGCAAGACGGGGCGGCGGATGGAGCGGTCCACGCTCCGCGGCTACAGCGACTATGTGCGGCTGCACATCACCGTTCCCGAGGTCGGGATCGGGGACAAGCTGATCGTCCAGCTGACCCGCCGCCATGTGAACGAGTTCCGCGACCGGCTGCTGCTGAACGGCCGGTCCGAGCATCTGACGCGGCGCGCGCTCTCGGTGCTGAAGCTGATCCTCGACCACGCCATCGACAACGGCCAGTTGTTCACCAACGCCGCGCAGGGCGTGCGGGTGATCAAGTCGAGCCGGATCGACTACAAGGCGCCGGTGCCGTCGAAGGAGACGATCCGCGCGCTGATCGAGTCGGCCGAGGAGGATTTCAAGCCGCACCTGATCGTCTCGGCCCTGACAGGCCTGCGCGCATCCGAACTGCGGGGCCTGCGCTGGCAGGACGTGGATTTCGAGAAGGGCTTCGTCCATGTGCGCCAGCGCGCCGATGCTTACAACCAGATGGGCGAGCCGAAATCCCGCGCGGGCTACCGCGACATCCCGGCCGGGCCGATGGTTCTGAACGCCCTGCGCCGCTGGAAGCTGCGCTGCCCGAAGAGCGATCTCGGGCTGGTGTTCCCCGCGCCGCGCGGCGGCGTCCTCCAGCACACCAACACGCAATCCCGGTTCCGGAAGCTGCAGGAGCAGGTCGGCGTGAAACTGCGCTGGCACGACCTGCGCCATTTTGCGGTGTCGCTCTGGATCGAGCAGGGCTTCTCGATCAAGGAGGTGATGACCTTCGCGGGCCACTCCTCGATCCAGATGACCATGGAGCGCTACGGCCACCTGTTCCCGTCGCCGGACCATCAGAAGGCCATGGCCGAGGTTGAAGCGAAGTTGCTGGGATAA